ACAGCACCTTGGTTTCATCTGGGTATATTACCACTGGTGCTATCCGTTATGGAACTCTTGAGAATAAAATCTTTAAGAATCTAAAGGCGCGTATTGATAACACTAACGGTGGAATAACCATTAAATCTATTGATAGTTCTCGATCAGAGTATCAAATTGGAACCTTTGCTCAGGGAGATTTTACTCCAGAGGTTTCAGTCTCTTATCCAGTAGGTGCTCAAGAGTATCTATCGTTCAAATTTACTATATCTCGTTCTTCAACTGATAGTACAAAAGGACCTATATTTTCTGGATATCAACTTAAATCACTTCCAGCAGTACCACGACAAAGATTAATGTCCTATCCTCTTGCTTGTTATGATAGAGAGAAAGACTCTTTTGGTAATCAGGTTGGCCACGAAGGTGCAGCATATGAAAAACTTACACTGCTAGAAACAGTAGAAAATCTTGGAGATACAATTCGTATTGAAGATTTCCGTACTGGTGAGTCATACCTTGGTATTATAGAGCAGTTGCAGTTTATAAATAGAACCCCGTCAGACAAACGCTTCTCTGGATTCGGTGGAATCCTAGTAGCAACCATCCGTACCATCTAATCGCCAGGAGTATAATATGACAGTCACCGAGTGGGCTGGTTTTTTCGTAGCGTTGATGACTCTGCTTGCAGGGTTTGCAGGTTTTGTTCGATGGTTAGTTAAACACTATCTATCAGAATTAAAGCCAAATGGGGGTAGTTCTGTCAAAGATCAAGTGAACCGATTGGAAGCACGCGTTGACCAAATATATCTCCTCCTCTGTGAGAAGGAAAGCAAGTAGACTAGGGATTATTCTCCTAGTTGTAGGCACATCTTATTTATTCCCAGCATCATCACAGGCCGTAATGGTTAGTGATGTGACAATCATTTGCTCTACTGCCGACGGCACTGAGACTAGAACTGCTAGGACTGGTTGGGATAATAGTAATAGTTTCTTTAATGGTAAGGGTGATATTGCCCGATTGTATTGTGAAGGCGGATTTAATGGACGATTCACTGTTTTTATTAGTGACAGTCTTTCTGATAACACTCTTCGTTATTATGGCGGTATAGTTCCTAATCACGAAATTCCCACTGAGACTCAAACTGTAGTCTCTGAGACTCAAACTGTTGCGTCAGAAACTTCAACCGCTCCCGAGCCTCAACCAAGTCCCTCTCCGAGTCCTTCAACAGTAGATTCTCCAAGTGTAGTTGTTGTACCTCCCGAGACAGTATCCGCAACTGAAACTGCAACTGTTGAGACACAGACTCCAGTTTCCGATACTTCAACTCCTGTACTACCAGTAGAAACATCAACGGTAGATACCCAAACAGTAGAAACAATTCCAACACCTGTGGTTACTCCTCTTCCTGAGCCAACCCCAATAGTACCACCAGAACCAGTAGTTGCGCCGCCTAGGCCGCCAGAGCCAGCCCCTGAACCTGCTCCTGAGCCACAACCTGAGCCTGAACCTATTCCAGATCCCGCTCCAGAACCAGAGCCTGAACCCGATCCTGAACCAGAAGAGCCTCCCGTACCTATCGAGGAACCCCCAGCACCTGCTGAGGAGCCTCCTGTGGTCGTAGAAGAGCCTCCTACACCTGTCGAAGAACCTCCTGCTGAGGAAGAAGAACCTCCTCTAGTAGAAGAAGAACCACCTGTGGAGGAAGAGCCTGCTCCCGAACCAGCACCTGAACCTCCTGTTGAAGAACCTGAACCACCTATGGTGGCTGAAGAGAATGCAACAGAAGAAGAAAAGGCTGAAGTAGCAGAAGCAATTATTGAAGCGGCTCAAGGTGAGCCAGTTACAGCAGAAGCAATTCAAGCAGCAGGTCTTACTTATGAGGACTTGCCACCTGAGACACCAGTTGAAATTCGTCAAGATGAGAATGGAAACGAAGTTGTTATCACAGCAGAAGTCGCTGCTGCTCTTGTAGTTCTTGAGAGCCCAGCAGCACTGATTGAAGCAATCTTCTCTGACCCAGCACAGGCACTACTTGCACTTACTTCTATCGGTGCAGATATGAGCCCTGAGGAAAGAGAAGAGTCTGAAAAGACCGTTGTTGCTGCAGTTATCGTAGGTCAAATCGCTGGACAGGCTGCAGTAACCGCTGCTGCTGGCGCTGCAGCATACAGAAGGAAACCCTAATGAAAAAATGGTTCTCAGATTTCTTTAATCAACTCTGGACATTCCTCGGCATGTTTATTGCTTGGGTTGTCCTTGATGGTTCTGCAAAGACCATTGTTGGTTATGCAATCATTGTCACAGGTATTGTCTGGGTAGTCACCCTCAATGTCCGAAATATGAAGGATGAATAATGGATACATTTAAGAACGTAATGATGAGAATCTTTGCTGTTATCGCAGCAGAATCTCTTGGAGTTATCGGTGCTGGATCATTGGTTGGGATTGAAGTATGGCAGGCAGCAGCGCTTGCTGGAGCCTTGGGAGCAGCACGTGTGCTTGAAGCCCTTGCTCGCTACTACTTAGCAGATGGAAGCCTCACCTCAGAGGAAATCAATGCAGCCTTTGCTAAGGTTGATAAGAAAGCGAGTGAGTAATGGGTCAACGTCTAAACTTCATCGCAATCGCCAGAGGCGAACTCGGTGTAATTGAAGGTCCTAAGGACAACGAAACAAAGTACGGTGCTTTCACTAAAGCGAACTTCTTGCCTTGGTGTGGCTCATTTGTGAACTGGTGTGCTAATGAAGTGGGTCTCAAGATCCCTAATTGCGTATCAACAGTTGCAGGTGCTACCGCGTTTATGAAGAAGAACCAGTGGGAAAAGGCAGAAGAAGCAATTCCTCTACCTGGAGATGTGGTCTTCTTTGATTTCCCGAACGACGGGGTAGACCGAATATCTCACGTTGGCATTGTCGTTAAAGATAACGGCGATGGCACAGTCACCTGTATCGAAGGCAATACCGCCCCAGATAAAAAGGGCGACCAGCGTAACGGAGGGCAAGTATGCCTCAAGGTACGCGCCTACAAGAAGAAGAATGGCTCCAAACTCCGCAAGTCACAAGTCGTGTCTGTCGTCGGTTTTGGTAAGCCAGTATTCAAGTCATAAGGAGAAACATGACAAAAGATAAACTCATTGCAATCCTAACCACGTACGCACGTGCTGCAGTTCCTGCAGTCACAGCGCTTTACATGGCAGGTGTAACTGACCCAAAGACTTTGGCTTATGCCTTCGTCTCAGCCTTCATCGCACCTGTGTGGAAGGCTCTCGATCCTAAGTCCCCAGAGTTCGGCAAGGGTTCTAAGTAACCTAGCCTGCTCTAAACAATCAGCCCCTCATCAGACTAACCTCTGGTGGGGGGCTTTTTGTCGTCTCTACAATGCCCCAAACAGCCCCGAAAGATGGCGAGTTGCGCCTAGTTTTTAGCGTCCGAGGGTGATTGTATGGGTAAGCCCATCAAATCGTCCCAACTCGAAGTGCATTTACTCTGATTAACTTCTGTTAGCCACCTGTTGAATAGAACCCTGAGCCGTTAAACTTGACTGGCACAGCCGTGAAAACACGCCTCATAAGGCCTCCACAGGGGCATAGAGGGGCCTCATGGTCGAAGGGAAGGGTGAACTCTATGACCTCCCCATCCCCAGGGCATTCGTAGTCGTAGGTGGGCATCAGACGTTTCTCCAACAATCGTAGCAGTAGTATACTTTGTCGACAATTACAAAGTTATCGTTCTCGGTGTCAATGGTCTTGCGACATTCGTCGCATAGGGCTATCTCTAACATGCGGAGAATCGTATCATATGATTTAATACTTGGGCGGGTTAAACCGTGGGGCAGAAACTTCAAATGACGGACGACGGCAAAGCCTAGTTCATCGCCTCCCTGAACCACCAATTTTTTTTGGGGGGTAGGGGGGCATTTCTTAAATTCAGGACTCAGGCAGGTAGGTAAGAAATGCAGAGATGTAACGTAATGGGGAGTTCGTCAGAACTCTGGTTGGATATCGAATCGGATATCGACGACGCGGTTGACTTCGTGGAGGGTTCAATCTTCCTAAAGCACAATCGTCTGCTATAGTACTTCTATGAGCGATTTACCACAGCATATTTCCTATTCATCACTAACCACTTGGCAAGAGTGTGGTTGGAAGTACTACCTCACCAAGGTTGAAGGTGCTCAAGAAGCACACGCCGTCTGGTTCACTGGTGGTACAGCCGTACATAAGGCTACCGAAGTTTATGATCTCGAAGGCGGAGATCCCGAAACCATCTGGAACAAGGTCTGGTTTGAACAGGTCAAGGAAGATGAAGAACTCCATGGAGACATGAACACGTGGCAGTATGCCAAACGTGAGGACATGTCGTGGTGGTATGGCGAAGGCATCTGGATGCTTGAGAAGTGGGTCAAGTTCCGCAACAATGGCTGGAATGTCTACGAAGATTTTATTGAAAAGCAATACGAGATTCCTATTGAGGATACCATCGTCAAGATGGCAATCGATAGAGTCATGACTGACTTCGATGGGAATAGGGTACTCATCGACATCAAGACTGGTGCGTCATCCCAGAGGCATCCTTTGCAACTTGCAGTGTATGCATGGGCATTGGGTAAGCATGGGATCACTGTCGATAGGGCAGGTTTCTGGGATGCACGTACTGGTACAGTTTCACAATGGAACCTAGAATTTCTACATGCTGAACGTATTGAGGATATGCTTAATACGTTCGACATCGCTCGAAAGAACTCAGTATTCCTGCCCAACTTCTCAAACTGTGGCAGATGTGGTGTGATATCCTCATGCAAGTTTCTTCACTCAACAAAAAAAGGAGATAACAAATGACTGGTAACTTCCAAGTCAGCAGTAAACTACCCGATGGACGTATCTTCGTGGTAGCCTCAGAGACCTACGTTGGTTTCTGTGAAGCACTAGAGAGTGCTGTCGGTATCGAAGAGTCACAGGATGTACTCAAGATTATGGCACAGTCTCTATCAGGAACGCCTAACAATGGTGTTCAAGCAGTTCAGAACATCGAAGCAGCCTTTTCAGGTGCAGAGGTAGTTCACACTGCACACCCAACCAATGCTGGTAATCTTGGACCATCATCTAAGACCTGCTCACATGGTGTAATGACCAAGCGAACAGGTGCAGGAGCAAAGGGTCCTTGGAAGGCATACATGTGTCCTTCACCTAAAGGAACACCAGATCAGTGCGAACCAGCATGGGTACGCAGACATGATGCTGAATGGAGTTCATTCTAAAATATGAGAACCCTAGCCCGTGCAGTTGGTGGAAAGGACATCGGTGGTGAACCATTACCATCAGTGTTCCGCACGTTCGATGCCAACAAAGTAGTTATTCGCCGATCCGAAGTCTCGATGATTGCTGGCACTCCTGGTGCTGGTAAGTCGACCTTGGCTTTGGCTATTGCGCTACGGGCAAAAGTTCCTACCTTGTATGTATCAGCCGACACAAACGCCCACACAATGGCTATGCGTCTGCTATCTATGATTACTGGAAAGTCCCAATCTGATTCTGAGGTTATGCTCAATGATGATATTGAAGGTAGTCGTAAAACAATTAATGATTCCTCGGGGCATATCTTCTGGTCGTTTGAGTCAGCACCTACGCTGGCAGATCTCGATCAAGAGGTAGAAGCATTCGAGGAATTGTGGGGCTGTTCGCCGACTCTCATAGTTGTTGATAACCTTATGGATATCTCCAATGACGGGGGAGAAGAGTTTGCGAACATGCGTTCTACAATCAAAGAGTTGAAGTATCTTGCAAGAGATACCAACGCTGCGGTATTGATACTGCATCACACCAAGGAGTCGTATATGGGAAACCCGTGTCAACCTCGCTCTGCTTTGCAGGGCATGGTGGCGCAGTTGCCTGCACTTATCTGTACGGTGGGAACTAACGCACCAGGCTACATCGCTGTAGCAGCCGTTAAGAACCGCTATGGTAAGGCAGATCCAACTGGGGATACGGCTTTTTGGTTGCAGTTCAATCCTGAATTTATGGATGTCTCAGACATACCTGAACGGGTACAATGAAGCACATTAATGATTTGAAACCTGACTACTCAAGGGCTATGGATATCAGAGGTGAACCCACCACTGTATGCGTATGTGGGTGTTTCGTTTGGAATCTTAAAGTAACATTTGAAGCAGATGGTACGATAGGAATGTACTTTCTAGATATGGAGTGCGCTGACTGTGGAACACAGGCAACCGCCCCGATTGAGGAGTAAAGATGAAACTAAGAACATACATATTCTTGATGATTTTTGTGGTCTTTGTGGGTACACTGCCCCATACTGTGGGTGCTCTTACTTTACAGAACAAGATTATTAAAATTGAAGAAGAGATCGTCTATCGATGCGCTAATCCAGCGATGAGAGAGATGAAGTTAATCGCCAAAGAAGTTGCTAAGATCAAGGTCATGGCACAGTTCAAGAGCATCAAGGAGTGGAAGGCTTTAGATGAACTATGGTACATCGAGTCACGCTGGGATTATACAGCAGACAATCCTCGCTCTACTGCCTATGGCATACCTCAACTACTCAAGATGGATCCAAAGACTCCGTTGATAGAGCAGATTGATTTAGGATTAAAATATATTAAACATCGCTATGGCACACCTACCAAGGCGTTAAAGTTTCACAACAGACATGGTTGGTACTGATGAGTAACCCAGCAAAGGCCAAAGGATCTAAGGCCGAAAGAGACATCGTTGATTATCTAATTGAGAACGGATTTCCATACGCTGAAAGGCGCTTAGCAGGGGCGCAAGAAGATAAGGGCGACATCGCTGGTGTCAATGGAGTATGCATCGAAGTCAAAGACCATGCAAAGATGGCTCTCTCTGGTTGGTTGGAAGAGTTGAAGGTCGAGATGGTTCATGCTAAGGCATGGACTGGTGTCGTATGGCACAAGCGCAAAGGCAAGTCATCTCCTGCTGATTGGTATGCTACAATGCCTGGGTCAGTGTATTTAGAGTTACTAAAGAAGGCGATGAAAGATGATTCAAGATAAGCCAGACATAACAACAATCCTTGAGTACTACGGTGCTCAGGTTCCTACCCGTAGTGGCTGGGCTAAACTCAAGTGTCCATTCCACGATGATTCACATGCATCTGCAGCAGTACACCTCAAAGATAATATCTTTAAGTGCCATGGTTGCCAGTATAAAGGCGATGCGTATGCTATCATTATGCAAAAAGAAGGAGTTAAATTTCGTGAAGCAGTCACACTTGCAAAGAGAATCTTTGACCAGAGCGGCAAAGTTCTACCACAGCGCAATACACGAAGCGGAGGAATACCTCGCAGAACGGGGGATCTCTCTGGAGCAAGCCCAGCGGATGCGCTTGGGCGTCGTGCTAGAGCCGCTCACGGGTCATGAAGCCTATATCAATCGCTTGGCGATTCCGTATCTTACGCGTTCGGGGGTGGTTGACCTTAGATTCCGTGCCATGGACCATTCAGAACCCAAATACATGGGGATTACAGGGGCGACAACGCATCTCTACAACGTGGGTGCATTCTTCAAAGCGTCCTCATATATTTCTATCTGCGAGGGTGAGATTGACACGATCACGCTTGATACTGTTTGCGGGATACCTGCGGTGGGGGTCGCTGGAGTCAACAACTGGAAGAAGCACTACACCAGACTTCTCTCGGACTTTGAGAAAGTATTTCTATTTGCTGATGGGGATAACGCTGGTGCTGAGTTTGGGAAGTCTCTGGCTAAGGAGTTACCTAACTTGACCATTGTCAACATGCCCGAGGGCGAGGATGTAAACAGCATATATCGGACAAATGGTGTAGAATATTTCCAACGGAAGATTGCGAGTGCCTAATGTTAATGCCAGATAAGAGTGGCGTGTTTAGATGTGAGGATAACTGTTCGTTTGCAACGGCAGATATCTTTGAGTTTATGGATCATTGTGGCATTGAATTTGGTTGGCAAGTACGACTAAATAAGCGTTTTTCCTTTGATTTATATACGTTTTTGGGCCTTCTCAACGAGACCGTTAACAACGGTGATCTCGATGATGCATGGAGTATCGTGCAAGATGCAACCCTCATGATGGTCAATGCAAGTGAGGGAGACCTAGAAGAATTCGTTGAGGAGACAGTCGTTGCCTCTGAGATGAATAACATGATGAGCGACCTAGAAAGACTACTCAAGAGAGATGGCGATGAAGAAGATTAAACAAGTAAAAGAGTTAATGACCAATGAATACAAGTTTGAACCACCTATTAAGGTAGGTGCGTACAAGTTTGAGGACCTTGGTCCAACTAACTTTGAGTTAGATATCTGGGAGATCAGTGACACACTGACTAACCTACTCATCAAGAAGCATGCCGATTACGGCCCAAAGAATATCTCACAAAGTCCTGGAGGCCCACTCAATGGCCTCCGTGTTCGTATGTGGGACAAGGTAGCACGTATCAACAATCTGATTGACACTGGCAAGGATGCACAGAATGAATCCCTTGAGGATTCCTTTGCTGACTTAGCCAACTACTCAATAATCGCGCTAATGGTACTGAAAGGTAAATGGCCAAATGATTAAATCACTACGTTACATAAGACCAAAACCTAGGTTAGCAAAACCTTTTGAATGGATTATGCGAGGTGCATATGCTATCCATTTATGGCTTGATGGTAATTCTGAATGGTATCTAGTAGATCAAGATGGATTAGATGATATTATTATAGATTTTTATAACAATGGTATGGCAGAAGAAATGGCAGAGCAAAAAAAAATAGGAGTGTATAAATGAAAAAGACAATCAAATCAAAGATTAAACGTATCTTCGGACCTTACAAAGGTAGCGAAGCAAATGGTGGACGACCAATCTATGTAATTAAGAGAAGGACTAAAGATGGCAAAGTGGTTACGACTTCTAGCAATAAGGCTCGAGTTGATTACGAAAAGGCCACAGGAAAGACGCTCCCAAGAAGGACAGAAGTAAATCATAAGAACAATAAGGGTAGAGCAGGCGATGATAGACTATCTAATCTCAATACTCTTTCTAAAAGCAAGAACGTTGCGCTAGAGAACAAGCGTCGCGCTAAGAAAACAACTGCAAAGAAAGCAGCCAAAAAGAAATGAAAAATATCGTTTGCATCTCCGATCTTCAAGTTCCATATCACGATGTAGAAGCCACGAAGGCAGTGGCAAAGTTCATTCAATGGTATCAACCTGAGACTGTAGTATCCTGCGGTGATGAGATGGATATGCAGACGATATCGAAATGGAGTAAGGGGACAGAACTAGAGTTTGAACGCTCTATTGGACGTGACCGTGATCTTACTCGTCAGGTTCTCTATGACTTAACTGTTGAGCACATGGTGCGTAGCAATCATACTGATAGATTATTTAACACAGTTGCTATGAGAGCACCAGGATTGCTTGGACTTCCTGAGTTGCAATTGGAGAACTTCCTTGGACTCAATGAACTTGAGATTAAATATCACACAGATCCATACGAACTAGCCCCAGGTTGGTTGCTTATGCATGGTGATGAAGGAAACGTACAGCCCACAGCAGGAGCCACTGCGTTGGGTTTGGCGAAACGCTCAGGCATGTCCGTAGTCTGTGGTCACACGCATCGTATGGGTTTGACACATCAGACTCAAACTTATCGTGGTGGTAAGCCTAGAACTATTTGGGGCATGGAACTCGGAAACCTCATGGATTATCGTAATGCAAAATACATCAAGGCTGGGCTATTCACATGGCAGCAAGGCTTTGGCATCCTACATGTTGACGGAAAGAATGTAACCCCTCAACTTGTCCCTATCATCAACAACTCATTCACAGTGGATGGTAAAACATTCAAATGGTGATAGAAAGATACGATGGAATTGTGAGTGCTATTGCTTACGAATTCGCTCGTAAATACAAAATCGTTGATGCTGATGATGTCCGTCAAGAGTTGTGGGTATGGTTCCTTGAGCATCCTAACAAGGTCAATACATGGGAAGCATTAGAGGGCAAGCAGTCTATAAAACTAATTGCTAGGTCACTGCGCAACGCTGCAAAGGATTACTGTCAGAAGCAGAAGGCACAGATAGGTGGCTATCGTGTAGAGGACAATTACTACTACGATAAAGAACTTGTTGAGGCGTTGTTACCAGCAGTCATCAGAGGTGACGTAGTAGCACCAGCGATGGCCGAACTAGGTTTCGTATCAGGCAAGAAGGTAGCCTCCGAGGGAGGCAATTGGTTTGCCATGATGGCTGATATTGACTGGGGACTTGAGAAACTTACCACTGAACAGAAAAGTATTATCTTTCTACGTTACGGCGATGGCTGTGATAACAAGACCTTTGCTAAGGAACTTGACATCACAGAAGATGCAGCACGTATGAGAGTTAACAGAGCGCTGAACAATTTAATTAATTTCCTCGGTGGCAGCAAGCCACGCAAGGAACGCGACTACACGGAAGAGGAAGCAAATGTCAAGACCAATGCAGAT